TCTGCTTTGAGCAGGTATTCTTTGACGGCGTCGCTGTCTACATAGACCTCGCTGCCGTCTGGACGCTTTACCGTGGCGCCGTCGCTGTTCTTTAGTGCCCAGCGGCGGACTTCCTGCGCGCTTTTGACCTTGGCCTCGAGCGCTTCCTGCGTATCGACATCAGCCAGCGGGTTGTCCGCGGAGGGCTGAAGGACGGGGCGGCTGGCTTCGTTGACCTGCGCCTCTAGTTCGGCGAGCTTGGTCTTGGCCGCGCTGTATTCGGTCTCCAGCGTCTGAGCCTTTTCGAGGGCTTCTTTTTTCTGGGCCGTCAGCTTGTCGATCCGCTTTTGGACTTTCTCCTGCGGAACCGGGGCGTCGTCGTCTTCGGACTCTTCGTCCTCGGACTCCTTGGCATCTTCATCTTCGGATTCCTCCGCGGGCTTTTCAGCCTCGGAGTCGTCCGACTCGTCATTGTCAGAGAGCTTTTCTTCTTCGGCGTCGGTCTTGGGATCAGCCGCTTCCGGTGCTGGTTGATCCAGTCCGACTAGCGCTTCGCTGATCGACATAACGTCGAAATCTTCCACATCTACGGCCGGAGCCGCGTTATCTGTCGCCATGAGCTTTACCTCTCAAGTAGGAACCAGGCAGAGCGTCTGCCAGTCCGATCAAACCGGTGTGCCATGCGGGCACGACTCAACTTTGATACATCAATTATCTCACACTGCTGTACAAATGTCCAGCAGAAAAGTTGAGGGTTGAGAGATGAGGGTTGAGAGAGAGCGGGGAAGTCTCGTTATGCGATACTTCGATTGTGTCGCCGAGAGACATTTGGCAGGTGTGGCGTGGATAGGATCGGCTATAGTTCTGCACAAGTGATGTCAGTTTGTGTCACAAAGTGTGCAGTGCTTTTGTGACAAAGCGTATGCGCAATGTCGGCGAGCGGCGACTTGTAAGAAAAACAGGGGTGTTTTTCTTACAGGTTTCGTTACAAATACAGAGTTGTTTCTATAACAGGGTTCCCGATCGGGGATAAATGCCCGGAAAGCGGCCGGATTATACCCGAAAGGGTGCGAGCGGGAACATGGCTTTACACTAAGCGGGCTAATGTCGCGGGATGCGTACATTGGCGGCAGTAGTTCAAACGTGGCTTGAACTACGGCGCGAAACCTACTCCAAGCGGGAGGCTTCGGCGCGGCGCTGCTCGAGGGTGTCCCACAATTCCTGCAAGGCGTTGAGCTGGCCGGCGGCGTGGGCGAGGTAGCCGGGTTCTTTGGCGGTGGCCATGGTGGCGACCAAGGTGCTGGCGTCGGCGATGCGGTCCTGCAGCTCGAGCATGACGGCGAGGTAGGCGGGCGGTGCTTGGTCGCGGCTGAAGGCGAGGGCGCCCTCGCGGTCGAAGTCTTCGCTGACGGTGTAGAGGTCGGTGGGGATGGTTTTGGTTTTGGTGAACATAAGGTGTTTGCTGTTCGCGAATGGCGAATTAGCCACGGCGCATTATGATGACCTCTAGGGCGTGGACGGCATTCTGCATATGTGGGCCGCATTCCCAGCAGATGGGGCCGTAGTGGGTGTCGTGGCCGTGGATGTCTTGGATACGAAGCGGCTTGGAACAGATGCCGCAGCGCGGGATGTCGCTGCCGCGGCGACCGGGGCGCAGGCGGCTGGGCGGGGCTGGCGGCGATTGCGTCATTTGAATTCAAAGGCTCCAAATATTTGGGAAAAAACATTTGAGCCGGTGTTCATTCCGCTGTGCTCCTTGGCGGCGCTGTATCCTGCATCAAAGCCAGCTTCGTAAACGCGGTCGAAAAACTTGCGCAGCCCAGCCGAGGTAAAATGCGGATTATTAAGCAACCGCGGATTGCGCCGCGCGAGATCGGCCCAAAGCTGGTCGCGCTCGCTCATCAGTAACTTCCTCCTCCGGTTGATCGCAGGATGTCGCCTTCGACGTTGATGGCATCGGAGAGGCAAACGTAACGAAGCAAATCGACGAAGTCCTTGTTCGCTGAACGCTTGCCGTCCGCACCCGTATACGTCTGGATGCAGTGAATGACGTTCTTGCAGTTTTCGCTGATGTACAGCTTCGGCTGGTTGCGCGCGTCCACCGGCTTTTCGGGGTTGTATGACAGGGCATCGTTGATCATGCTGACGCCTTCATCGATGCTGTCGCCCGGGGTCGCCGTGAAGAGCATGCCGAGGTCGGCCATCTCGTCGATGAGGGTCGTTGGGGATTCCTTTCCGAGCGTGCGGGCGTTGCCGTAGCGCGAATCCATCCAGCGCTCAAAGATTTCCTCGCCGCCTTCGACGCGGAGGATTTCGTCCTTGTAGCGCTCCAAGCCAAAGCCGAAGTCTTGCTGCGCGGGTCCGGGCTTGCCGTCGAGCTTCTTGCCGTCTGGCAGCGCCCACTCGCCGGCATAGCCCACGCCCTCGATGTAGGACGTTTGGTTTGGCCATTCACGATGCACCACAATTCGGCCGGCGGTGTCATGCACCGTCCAGATCATCGCCCAGTTTTTGCCGCTCGCCGGGTCGACCCAGTGGTAGCGGGTCCCATTTGGTACGTTGCTGTGCCGGATGACGTGAACCTTCGGGTTGAACAGCGGGAAGCGGCCAGAATGCGCCTTGGTGGGGATTCCGTAGGCTCGCTCTAGGATTTTTTCTCGGGTTTCGCTTTGCAGCTCCTTTTTCATCCGAGACCAGCCAGCCCAGGGATTTAGCTTGGTGTGAAAATAAATAATGGGCCGACCCTTCGGGTTGATTTGCTCAATGGGCACTTGCTCAAAGCCGACAACCTTGCCCTCGGCGTTTTTCCGCTCTAGCAACTCAGCATCGACAGTGACAACGTCTTTGGCGCCGGACAAGTAGTCGGCCACGATAGGCGTCCAGCCCTGCACCGGGGTAAAAGTAACGGCCAACTTGCCATTTCGGTCTACCAAGCGGAAGCGGATCGTGCTGAGAACGTCGAGCGCGCCCATAGCCTCGTCCATCCAAACCATATCGACCTCGCCGCCCTCGAGCGTGCTCGGATCTTGCGAATAATTGCGAAAAATGCACTGTGCTGAGTTTGGCGCGACCCACTTGGATTCTGAGAAGCCATTCTTAATTGTGTAGGATATTGCCGTGACGGCTGATTTCCTGGCGTTTCTCCACTCTGGCGGCATGTATTTCCAGACGCGGGGCTGCTGAAGCTCAACGCTGTTGGCGGCAGTCAAAGAAAAGCACCACACGACCGCTCCAGGCTTGTTGTACATCGTCTTGATGACTTCTTTCGCCGCCCATTCCGTTTTTCCCGAGCGGTTTCCGCCGAGCACCAGAATCTCGCGGTGCTTTTCCAGCAGCTCGGACGCGCGCTTCCACACCGGCGGGATGTAGCCATAGCGGAACGGGTCACTGGCCTCGCGGGCGATCAGCTCTTCGCGTGTTTTGAGATATTTCCAGCCTTCGTCCGGCCCCAGTTTTTCGAGCAAGTCGAGATCGACCTGCATGACTGGGTGCGGTGTGGGCTTGAAGCGTGTCTGGTGCTCGTTCACGGAAATAAAATGGGCGCTGGCTGGTTGACGCTCGGACCCTCCCCAGGGCCGATTTTGTTAAGCCGTGCCAGCGCCCAAAATGTCCAAAGTCGGATTCTCTGCGGCAGCGAGCTGGTCGATGCGCGCGGTCAGCCACCGGCCGTTGTCTTCGCGGCAGACAGTGACGTAGTCGTTTTCGAGGCCACCCTGCGCGACAACGTAGAGCACGCGGCAGGTGCCGATGCCGTCTACCTCAACGCGGAAGTTTTGCGGGGGCCAAGAGATCATTGGAGATTTGAAATTTGAGATTTCAGAAAGTGAGGCAGGGCCACCGGCATTTCAGCGCCCAGACGCGCATTGGAGCCAATGATGGTTAGCGTTCCCTGCCAGTGGCCTCCTACACCGGCAACCAAAGCCGGTTCAGAGGCATTGTTTTGCCGAGCACGGTGCGGCCGCACCTTTTCAGCACGCGGGTTGCCAATCTTGCGGCACACCATACGGTGACCTCCCGAGATCGATGTGGCGGGTCGAAGCCCTGCTTCACTGCCGCTCATCCGTCCTACCATGCTGCCCGGACAAAGAGTGTGCAGGCACCCCACTCGTCTCGCTCGGCGGGGCTGGGCATAACGGCATGCGCCGCGGGACCACACCACATGGAATCCCGGCGAAAGCCCGATTGAGCCTGCAGGTTGTAAATCATTTTGCTGACCTCTTCTTGCGCATCTCGGCACAGAGGGCGTCGGCTTTTTTCTTGGCGGCCTTGGCAACCATGGAGGCGCGCAGCCCCTTGAGGCGCATGATCTCGTTGTCAATGGCTTGGATCTCTGGCGTCATAATTTTGTACTTCTCCATAAAGTCAGGGCTGTCCGTTCACGCA